GACGTTGCCATTGCTTGTGAAATAGCCAATATTAATCCTCCAATATTTTTATAAGTTCTGGGTGTCCTGCGTCACGAAGACGGTTTGCTACTGTTGTGCGGTCAGATTGAACTGCTTGTTGCAAAGACTGTACTAAAACGGCATAAATATGCTTTTTAAAAGCTTCAGCTTGGTCTCTAATAGCAGGATGTGAATCTTTACCTACATAAATAATTTTTTCAATTGCTCTTTCGGCAATCTCTTCTGGGGTAAATCCCCTATTTTGCGTAGTATACACCTTAATGTCGCCATCTAAAAGTATACCGTTTGATCTATTTAACATTTATTTTCCTTTATTGTACTGGGTATCTTACTTGACCTGATCTATATGCGTCTTGTCTATCTTTAGCATCACCAAGTTGTTTCAATAAAATCATCGCTTCATCGTAACGTTTTTGATATTGATTAATAATATCTTGCTCACCTTTCATGTAAGTATAAGCTTCTAACAATGAACCATATAGTAAAGCTGGACTAAAGTTAGTTCCTAACCATGATGTACCTGTAGGGTTAGCTACAGCAGTTACAGGAATAGAAAAGCCAGAACCTGTTCCACCAATACTAGATGCTGCTGCAGATATATTATTACCTACTTGATATGATGATCCTGCATTTAATACGGTAACTGAAGTTACTGCGCCACCAGCTACAACAATATTAGCGGTACCACTAGAACCATTACCCCCTGTTAAAGGCACATTTAAGTATGAACCATTTGTATAACCTGATCCACCTACAATACTACCAAAACTATAAAGTCTACCTTGAATAATTGATTCAGGATAATAGAAATAGTGAAGCTCTGTTGAGTAAGATGCATCGGGCGTAGGTCCTAATATAAATGTAGTATTATCAAATACTGCATAGTATTGAGGTTCACCATAAAAGTCACTATCAGTATCAGGAAAAGATTGTCTAATAAAGTTAACGTCTTTATTTAATAAATATAAATATTCATTGTTAGCATTGATTACTGCCAAACTAAATGTAGATAACCAATCAGATGGAATACCTAAATATTTATTACCTGATGTTGTAGTGCCAGTTACATTTTTACGTAAAGCAGGTAGTTGAACAGAGTTATAGATACGACGTTCAGCTTCTTGAATGAATGTATTAATATCATTCGTTGCAAACTGATTCTCGGTATAACTTTCTATTTCACTAACTAACTGCGCGTAGTTCATTATGCCATTGGACCTCTAGCTTTTAAGCCTTTAGTCGCAGCACCTGTGCCACGAATCTTAATACCTTCAGTCTTAACGTCTTCACGACCTGGATTGCTAACGCTAACACGACGTCCACCCATTTTAGGTGTAGTGTCTTTCATACTAATATAGTTTGGATCTTCACTATAGTATATGTCTGCATTAGGCACAATTTGTGGTTGTTTGTATTCTGCCATGATAATTATCCTTTTTTCTGTGCTGCAATTTTAGCTAGGTTACGACCCATCTTTTTCATGTCTGCATTAGATTTGCCGCCTTTTGATCCTGCATGTTTAGGACCTTTTTCAATGCCTACATTAGGACCTGTATCTCCTAAATTTTTACCTTTAGTTTTACCTTGTTTGGTAATACCATCAGCTGCTGATTTGTATGCCATCTTACTTCTCCTTAAGTTGTTGTTACTGTTACTTCACCTAAATACATACTTGGTGCTAGATCATTAGGTGTTAATCCTGCATCGTCTGCTCTTGCCCCACCTACAGGGTTCCATCCCCATTGAATAACTCGACTACCCATAGTGGGTACTCCTGTTTCAGTAGTTAAAGGACCTGTTACTTCAATAGTTTGTAATCCATTTAAACCAGCTTGGTAATAGCTATTACTATCAGGTCTTGGATTTCTAACTGCTTGCGGATCATTTACAGGATAAAGCCCTAAGCTCAACTGTGGCTGATCTGGTTCCCAACACTCTGGGCATACAAGTATATTAACATTTTTGGTCTTAATAACCAATCGTTTTAACTGTTTTAGCTTATATCTAAAATTGCATCTATCGCACTGGGCAATAGCATTCTTACCGCTTGAATATTTACTAGGCATTATACAAACCTGCCTTTTGTTTTACCCTTTTTTTCAATACCGTGACCACGAACTTTAGGTTTAATCTGTTTTTTAACTTTACCACCTTTTTTGAAAGGGATTTCATATTCTATCCCAATCTCATCAACTCCTTTTTTATCTGCACCTAATCTAGCACGAAGTTCAGATTCATTACCAAATTTTTTTCTATAAGCCGCATCTATTCTATCAATTGCTTTATCTTTAAAATCTTTGCCTTTCGCATAGTATCCTGATGCTCCAATTTCTACATCTGATGAATCATCAATAGGTTGTCTATACGCTAGTCTTCCTCCTACAGAAGTTACTTTATCAGCTCTAGATCCGCCTCCTGAAATATTAAATCTTTTTAATAGCTCTTCTTTTTCTTCTGCTGATACATCTTTTAAATATTCTTCTACACTTTTAGCCATGATAGAACATTTCCCTTGGTACAAACCTCACTGCTGCTTTTTCTCTATCTTCTTCTGCAGCTAATTGAAAGGCTGCTTCATAATCTGCTCTTAGCATAGCAATACGACCAGGATCAACTTCCGGTAGTTTCATAGCTAAATAAGCAGCTAATCCTGCTACCATGCAAGGTATAAATCTAAATGGAATATCTTCTACACTGATACCATTACCTGCATCTTGAATACGTCTTAATCGATAATACACAAACTGATAATAATCACTTTGGTCAGGAGCAGGCCAAACATTTACTGTTGGTAAGTTTTGTACATAAATTGCAGATCCAATTGAATGAGGAGCTATAGCTGTATTATTTACAGCTCTGATACAACCTGTAATAGTATTACCACTGATGCCACCATATTGAATAGTTTCTTCACCAATCTTAATAAAACCAAATTGTGCTAGACCTACTGTGCTTGACAAGGTGATTGTGTCATCTGCTGAAGTATCAGTAGCAGTTAAAGTTTCAGCTAAAGTTATAGTAGTAGGATTCTCTTGACCACTTTGTCTATTAATCCAAACTTGAATAGGACGACCAGTAGCATTTTTATTTGGGATTGTTATATATGTTGATTCACTAATACGGTTAATATTAATATCTTGTTGGTTTTGACCGGTACCCGTACGAGTTACCATATCAAGTAAATCAATAGTATCCACAGGTAATGGATACATAATCTGACCTTGATTTAAATTAATTTGTCCAGGTTCTACAGTCCATAAGTTAATACCACGATTAGCCCATTCAATCGTAAGCAGATTTAAGCTACGTCTTGCTGTTCTTAAATCATAACCAGTGCGAAGTTCTTTACCGCATCTTTCAAATGCATCTTCGACTAAATTATTTAAGTCTAAATTAAAACTTGTTGTTCCGGTTGTTCTAGTTACCATAATTATATTTTTCTAAAAGGTTTTACTTTTTGTTTAATAGATTTAGGTTGAGCTACAAACTGTTTGCCTTTAGCTTTACCTGCTCTTTTAGCCTTTGTGGTTGCAGCATACTCTTGTGGGCTTAATGCTTTAATTGCTTTTTCTGGTAAGTATCTTTCGCCTGTCTCGCTAGACTTCTTACCAGACTTAGTTCTCCACTTTTGTTCACCCCATGATTTAAGTGAACGTTGAGGTTTAGCTAATGCACTCACTTATATCCACCACCTGCAGCTTTATATTTTTTAGCAACTAATTGTGCTTTTCTAGCTGACCATTGACCAGCACCTGTACCATGAGTTGCTGCTGCTTTTACTTGAGCTACAATTCTTTTTCTTAAACTTGGTTTAGTATAATTACCCGCTTTGTTTACTGTGCCACCTTCTTTGTATTGAGTAAAGTCTGTATTATCACGACGTTTTTTAACTTTACCTGCAGGCATTTTATCAGGCATAGCACCTGGTATCTTAGATTTATTTATTGCTCCCATACCTCTACTAGGTCTCATTTTGATCTCCTTAATGTTGCTAATCCACCCGTTCTAATATTAACAGGTCTAAATCCACCAGCTGGTGTTTCAGATGAAGCTGTTCTAGCAGTGGGGCTTGCTGTTTCAATAGGTTTAAAACTACCACCAGTAGATACTGATGTTGGTGCTAAATCTCTTGGTGCTGGGCCTCGTACATCTTCTGAAGGTCTATACCTAGTAGGTTCAGGTGTAGGTGTTATCATAGAAGGCACAGGCATAACTGTAGGTGCTCTATAAGGTTCAGGCTCAGGTCTTACATCTTCAGGAGCATATGGCATGAAGAAAGGATTGTTTTGAGCTTTAGCATAATCTGCAATTTTTTGTAGTGTGTCACCTGTTTTAAATCCAAAATCAGCATAATTAACAGGTACAACACCAGATGGTGTAGACCCAGAAGGATAGTATTCACCTAATGCATTTTGAATATCAGATTTTAAATAATCTGGTGCACTAAAATCTTCAGGTAATGATGTAGCTACTGTACTAGGTGCAAATGATTGTAATCCAAAATTCTTTTGAAAATTTTGTTCCGCTAGAGTATCTTGGTTCATTCTTATTTGACCTAATATATCTCCATAAACATTTGCACTAGGTGCACCTGCTCTTGAAGCTAAATTAGGATCACCATATAAATTAGCTAATTGTGGTAAAACATTATAGGTGCCTTTGTTACCTTGAATAAAATATTTAGATGTATCATAAGGCGTACTATCTACAGAATATGATTTACCACCATAGTCATAAGTAGGTGAATAAAAAGTACCTGTTGCACCAGGTATACTTGAACTATATGTAGGTCCTGAAGGGGCCGGAGCTCCACCATCTCCACCACCGCCACCACCACCGCCACCAAAAGGGCTATCAGAGTAGCCTCCAGTAATAGCAGTACCAGCAATAACTTTAGCAGCTCCCATAGGACCACCAGTAATATAACCTGCAACTGGGCCTGCTATAGGTCCTACAACAGGAATACTACTAGCTACCGTAGTAATCGGATCAAATATTTTACCAACAGAACTTACTGCACCACCCATGAGGGCTCCTTAAATAATTCTACCTTTAGTTTTACCTTTTGTAGCACAACCATCTGCACGTTTAGAAGCCGATCCACCTTTAGACATACATTTTACTTTGCCACCTTTTTTATAGTTCTCATCAAACTTTTTAACTTCTTTATCTGTTTTGTTAATTATTTTATCTTTGTTAGCTTCCATTTTTTTAGCTTTTTTCATTTCATCATAACCTTGATCTAAACCACGTTTAGCACTTTCGTGAGGATTGCCAAGAGCTTTGTCTAAAGCTTTATTAATAGATCCCATAATCGGACCTTCTTTGCCTCGTTTAAGTCCCTGACCATAACCTTCTAAATAATCTTCTTTAGCCATTATATGATCCTTCCTTTTGTTTTACCTTTTGTAGCACAACCGTCTGCACGTTTAGAAGCTGAAGATACTGAACCACCTTTAGCCATTTTTTTAGTTTTAATCATTCCACCTTTTTTCTTATTGTAGCCAGGTGACATTAAGTTTTGAGCCATTTCCATAGCTGTAAACTCTCTTGCTGGTTTAGGCATAGCAGCTTCTTTAATTACTTTAGACATATCAGGACCAATAACATCAGCAGTCCTATCAACGCTGCCTATATTGCCAGAAGGAGTTTCAACAGATACTTTTTCTTTAGTAATTTTTTTAACAGGTTTTATATTATCTTTAAATTTAGGACCTATTTTATCATCGCTAAAATCTACACGTGAAGCTATGTTTCCTGTTGGTCGTGATTTACTACCCATGGCCAAAAGTTCATTTATAGTTTTACCACCAATTCTTAATTTACCATCATCTTTAGTGTCTTCGTCTACAAACGTAGGTTTATTATTTACATATTTTATTCTTCTAGCCATGATAACTCCTTAAATAATACGACCTTTTGTTTTACCTTTTTTCTCAATACCACCGCCACGTGCATATTTACCACCACACATACCACCCTTTTTCATGCCGTGTTCTTTCATTTCTTCTGCTTTAGTTTCTTTCTTTTCATGTTTCATCATAGCAGCTTTAGACTTGTATTTTTCACCTGTACCTTTTTCAATGATGCCACCTTTAGCATAACCTTTAGCCATACCACCTTTTTTCATTTTGTGCATTGATGATTCATGACCTTTAACTTCTTTTTTAGCAATCATTTTAGCATCTGATTTAGTTGCACATCCACCCTTTGCATATTTTTTAGCCATGCCGCCTTTTTTCATGTAGCCCATTTTATTTCTAACCTCCGTTGGTAATTTTGATAAACCAGGATTCTCACTAGAATCAACTTCTTTAAGAGCCCCGCCTTCTTTAAATTTTTTGCCTTTATCTGCTTTCATATAATCTTCTCCTACTGATTTTGGTATGCCTAATCGCTTTGCAGCTTTTGGATTGTTTGCAACTAATGCCATTAAATTATGTTGTGCTTTGGATTTGCTAGGCATTTAATCATCCTTTCTATCGGTATGATCTAGTGCTATTGCTACTATCGAAGCTTGTGAAGCTTGCTCTTTAATTGATTCAACTTGTGCAATAGGCTGTTCAATAACTTGTTCTTCCACTTGTTTAATAACTTCTTCAGCATTTTGTTTCCTTTTTTTAAATACACGATCAATAAAAGCTTTCATTTTATTTACCTCGTTTTAACCAGTTTTGTACTGTTTTAGTTTCATAAATACGAATCGAAGTCCATACTATAGAAAATATTGCAGCAACTGCAGGTAGCCAATTCATTATAGTCCCTAATACTGTAGCAATAGATGCTGTATCAATCCAATGCTTAGTGTGTTCGTTAATGTTTTCAATTTGTTTAATCATGAGCATTTCCACCTTTTCAATGCGGCAGCCTTACGTGTTGGTCTACCTTTTTCATCTTTCATAGGACCAGGCATACCTGACATTCTTGCACAGAATGACTTTTTGCGAGGGCCACCTTGGGGTTGAGGTGCTTTTAAATTAGATCCAGTAGCACGATTATATTTAGCACGACCTTTGGCAGTAAGACCTGCACCTTTAGATACAGGGAGCTTCTCACCGCGTCCAATCGATAGCGATACGCCTTTTTTAGCCATAAAATACTGTTACTGTTGCATCAGTAATAGCGCCATAAATAGATGTGTCAAACCTAATACCTTCACCAGGAATGAGTACATTAATAGCACCGTCAGTTGTTGCAGGAGCAGTAAATGAAAATCGAGTTGTACCACCAGAACCACCATCTTTTAAAATTACAGATCCGGTACCAGCAGTGTATGAAATAACTAAACCTTTAAGTCTAGTTGGTATTCCTATTGATCCTGTATCAGCTAGCGTTGCTGCTTTTACATCCGTTTGCATCATAATTATTCTCCTTGTTCTTTTGCGTCAAGTCTTTCCACTAATGCAGTATATGCATCGATGGCACCTTGAGAAGCTGTAACAAAACTTGATGCTTGATTACGTTCATTCTCAAGGCGCTTAATCTCAGACAAAAGAAACTCTTTTGTTATTTCCATTTATTAAGCTGCTGCTGAAACAAGAATCCAATAAGGAGTACCTGCTGAGTCAACAATCTTAATAGTTTTAGTTGCTGATGCAGCAACAGCATTGTTTACCATAGCTGCTGGTACATTAAATAGTTGTGAAAAACCTGTACCTGCTCCGCTATTGGTAAATCTAATCCACGCCGCATTTGATGGTAATACAGCAGCTGCACCAACATCAGAATCAGCTTGAATAGCTGCGACTGTACCACCTGAAGTAACACCTGCGCCTAAACCTAAAGTAGCACGTAATGCATTACCTGCACCTGAAATAGAACCGCCTGTGTTTACAGACATAGAAATGTGAGCACCATTAGTTGTTTGACCTGCACCTTGTGCTGCAGTTACTACTGAGAAAGCTCTTAATGTTTCACCTGCACCAGCACCAGTGAATGTTAATCTTGAATAGTTTAAACGTGTATCACCTGATGTTGCAGATGTAGAACCGTAAAAACTTGAGATGTTTTGAGCTGTTGTTACTGTGATTGGGTTAGCAGATGTACATTATAGCATAAAAAAAGGGGCCGAAGCCCCTTAATTTAATAACAATCAGTTACGATAATCATTATTTATTCATTACGTACATAGTTACTTCAAAGCCAAATCTCATTTCTGTTGCTGCTGGTTTTGTCCACATAATATTTCTCCTTAAGTTATATAGAGTTTTCACTCTACAACTGCATTATTTCAAATTGAATGAAAACAAACATCAAGAAAACCATGAAAAAAGCCCCTGCGTTTTAAGCAAGGGCCTTAGTAGTACGTGACAAGAGCTGATTAAGCAGCGCCTTGTGAACCCCACATACCGAGAGGATCTGACCAACCAAATGAATAACGCTCACGAGCTTTGTAACGTACGTTACCTGTGTCGAAGTCGCCATCCATAGATGTTGATAATGGTGTACGCACAAAGTGCTTCATGCCATTAGGAACATCAGTTGTTAAGAAGTACGCATCGCTGTCTGTTAAGAAGTGGTTAATTGTATAACCTTCTGGGATTGAACCATTATTCTTAATAGCGTTGATGTCGTTGTCAGCTGTAGCTACACGTAATTCAGTTTCGAGCAAACGAGTTGCAACGAATTGATTACCTGGAGCAACAATCAACTTACGTGGTTGAGCAGCAATCAATAGACCACGTTCATCAGTCCATGCAGCGATTTGAATTACTGCATTTTCCAATGCTGTTTCATTCAAGTCAGTTGCAGTTGATTGAGTATTGCTGTTTGTACCACCGTCAACAAGTGGGTGATTAGTAGCAAATAGTGGAACACCATCACCGCCATAATAAGCAGCAGAGTTAGTGAAACCATTATTAAGTACTGCAGCAGCCTTAACTTGTTTTGTGTATGCCATAGCGCGAGCTAAAGCTTTTGTGTAACGTGCTGATAATGTGTCATACAAGTTATCTTCTACAGCTTCTTCAGTTAAGCTGAAGCCAAGAGCGATAGTTTGATGATTGTATCGAGCTGTCCAAGCTTCTTGAGCATTGTCATAAGCGATTGCTGAGCCTTCGTTTTTGACTGGTGCTGCTGAGAAACCTGAAAGTTTTGTTTCTTCTTCAAAACTACGTTCTGAAGTTTCTGTTTCATAAATTTCTTTATGTTCTTCACCATAACGTTTGTATTCGAGACCGAATAGTGCGTTAAGGCCTGGTAATAGCTCCTTAAGGAGCTGTGCGCGTGAAATTGCCATGTCTTATTCTCCTTAAGTTGTTGTGCCAGTTGTTGAAACTTGTTGATGTGATGTGCCGTTGATTTTTACTAAAACTTCTGAGTATAAACCTGCAGTAGTTTTAGATTCTTCGACAAGACCAACAATACGGAATGGGTGTGCAGCTGTACTGTTAGCTGTGCCACCATCAATAGATGAATTAATATCACCTGTTGTAGCAGAACCTGTACCTGTTACACCTTGTACGTTTGTATTTAAGCATGTACCAGCAATTGGGGTAATAGTTTGATTATTACCTGTCACTGCTACTTTAAATACAGCAGCTGGATCATTAACAACATAAGCATATACTTCAGACACACCAGATGCTGGAGCATATTGAGCTTGTACTGTTTGACCAGATGAATTTTTGTATTGCACACCTACACAAACACCAACGGTATTAATAGCCGCATGAATGTCTGCAATAGGTGAAATTGTACCACCATTGACAAATTGAACCACTTGTCCGTTGTATACTGCTTGACCACTTGTTACAGGGTACAATTGAGTTGCACCTGCATATGGTAAGCCATCAAAACGGTTTAGTGGAACAAAGCCATATGGAGCACTTACGGTTGGATACGCCATAATTATCTCCTAATATTTATTTTAATTACCCTTTACCAAACTTAACTTCAGATTTTTTCTCTGAGAAAAGTGGCATACGGGGATCATTTTGTTTCATAAAGCTGTTATCAACTGCTTCGGCTTGCTGTTTAGCGATATTCTCGTAATGCGCCTTACGTTGATCAACAAACTCTTGAGGGATCTTACATAGTAATAATCCACCAATTTCAATACCGTCTTTAAAACGAGCATTTTGGTCGACCATTACTTTCATTTCAGGGTGGTCCGCTAGTTTAACGGGTTCCCATCCTTCACGCATTCTTGCAGAAACATTTAGATTGTCAGCATCGTTTAGTAAGCTAGTACGAATCCAGCGATATGCCCAACCAGGTACCTTATTAAATTCAGGTAGTAATGATGCAGGTTTCCAGCTATCTGCTCTTTGAAATTCACTTCTTACTTCTTGTTCACGATTTTGTCTATTATCCATTTGCATTCTCCAATTTTAAAGTTTCTCTTGCATATTGTTCCGGTGTTATACCAAATTTTTTGGCTAACGCCACCTGAGTCTTCGTCAGTTTCACTTTTTTAGGCGCGGTGCTACGCGTTGCCGGAGCAACTACAGTCGAAGGTTTAGTGCGCGGGGCGGGTGTTTCCTCGTCCAGCGTTGCATCCCCAAAGTATTCTGGGAATCGTTTTTGCATCGTAGTATCAATACGACGGTAATATTCATCAGAAGAAGGATCTATTCCGCTTCTAACTAATTTTTCATGTAGACCAAGCGCTAAGCTAGTCATTTCCTCATCTTTACCAAACCAATCATTCTTTTCTTGCCAATTTAAAGCTTTAGAATCGGGTTTGGGGATTTGAGTTTTGTTTTCCTGTATATATACATCTTTTTCAGGTTCTTGTAAAGTGTTTTTATACTGAGGTTGATATTGCTTAATTTGAGACAAACGCATTTGAGCATCGTTCATCTTAGCCTGAGCCTCAATTATCTTTTCAGAATCACCTGAATCATAAGCTTCACGATAATCTCGTTTAGCTAACATAAGTTGGTTTTCTAAAGAACTACTTACCGCTTTAATATATTCTTCTTCACCAGAACTTAATGTTGTTTTTAATTTTTTATTTTCTTCAGCAATCTGTTTAGCATATTTAATTGCTTCTTCACGTTCACGGTCTGCAGCTTCTTTAGCACGTCTTTCGTCATGCCAAACTTTTTTAAGCTGAGCCATACGTTGTTTAACACGCTCAGAATAATCTTCAAGCGTATCATTTTCTAATTCTTCTACTTTTTCTTTAGGTAATGGTTCTTTACCTTTATCTTCAGGAGGAGTATCGTCTTCTATTTCAAGATCAATATCACTAACCTTAGCATCTACCTTAACCTCTTTAGGTTCAGCTTTTGCTTTTACTTCTGGTTCTGCATCAGCAGTTTTAGCCGCTGGTATATCGTCATCATCTGGGTATTCAAATATAATACCGTCTTCTTTTACTTCAGCCATAATTTTCTCCTATGCGCGAGTATAGCCTCTAGGATCTTGAACGACCCCTTCGACTGTATCGTCGTTAATAATGCGGAATTCTCTTCCGTGGATTTTAAATCTAGTACCTGCGTATGCACGTGTCAAAATAAAATCACCCTCTTTACACCATGGACCAGTCGGAAATCTTGACTCGTCTTTGTAACACATGTTTCCCATTTTCACTACAAATAAAACTACAGTGGAATGTTCTTCAATGTGTTTTGTTTGACCTGCTTTTACTAAACCACTTTCATATGTATCCGCAGCTTCAGGAATAGCACATAAAATTCTATAACCTTGTGGTTCTGGTAATTGCAAACCTCTTTCTTCAATCGGAATTTCTTCCGCTTTTACTTCGTTTATTACTGGAATATTGATCGGTCGACCAGATGCATCTACCAAATCTTTATTCATTGTGAGTATGTCACTCATCGTCATATGTCTCCATTCTTTGTGCAAGGTCTTTAATGATACTTTCTGCGACGGATAGACCTCGTATATATCCTGTCATATTTTGGTACGAAGCAAAATCTTTTGCTGCTCCGTCTCCTAAATTTATTAATACTGTTTTGCGCTGATCATCTATTCGAGACAATAATAGCTCTAGCGTTTGGTCCATAATGTATTACTCCTGTTGTGGTTGATTTTTATCCTTTTCTCTTAAAGCAAGTTCTTTTTTCTTAAACTCGGCTTCCATACCTAATTTAATACCTTGAACAACTTTAGTAGATTCTTCTTTTTGTTTTTCTTTAGTTGCTTGAGCACCTAACTTAGCACCTTCTAATCTTTCTTGTGATGCTAATTTTTCTCTTTCTAACTCAAGACGTTGTTGTTCAATCGCAATATCAGCTTCTGTTTTTTGTTGTTTAATTTGTAAGTCTTGAGCTTTTAACTGTAACTCTTGTTGTTGCATTTGAATCAACGGATCTTGTGCTTGTTGTTGTGCTTGTTGCTGTTGCATTTCAGCTTGATCTTTAGCTAAAAGTTTTTGTGCAGCTTGAGCAGTAAGTCTTGATAATTCTAATTCAACATCTTCTGGTAAGTTTTCATCAGGTTTAGGTAGAGCTACACCTAATTGTTCTTCCATTTGTTTTCTATATTCAAACGCAATATGCTCATTAATATGTGCTAATGCAGCTGCTTGTATCATTTGTGCTTGTGGGTTTTGACTCATCATCTGCATCAACTTCGGATCTTGCATAGCACTCATATGAACTTGTAAGTGTGCTTGATGATCTTGATATATAAACGCTTTTACCGGTTTCATATTGATGATGTCCATATTTTCTGAAACAGGATCTTTAGGTCGTTTATCTTCAGCGTTTGGAATTAATTTACCAATATTCTTCACACCTAATACTTCTAACATCTGACGATTAAGTTCTACTTGATCATAAATTTGTGGATTAGCTTGTGCCATTTGCATCACTGCTTGATACTGCACAACTTTTTGTGACATCGTTGCAGCATTAGGATCTGATACAGGTATTACTTCACAGCAATCATAATCTGATTGTTTAGCACGACGATTACCAATTTCTGGTTCGTATGAATATTCTTCTGGTGTGTAATCTCTGATGATACCTGCTAATAATCTAAACTCTTGTCTCATCGCATAGTGGATACGAGCTTGTACTGCAGACATTACTTTGAGAGTTCTTTCTAATATAGCCAGTGTTGTACCTACAGGTGAGTTGGCTGACATATCAGATACTTTCATATCAGCAGCAGATGCAAAACGTCTGCCTTCTTCGATGATCTGATTCATTAACTGATTAAGAACTTGTGATGGTTCTTTGTATGGTAATGGTAAGATGTTATCTCTTATCGCACCTGATGGTACATCAACATCTCTCCATTCACCTGGAGCTATGGGGGTATCATCACCTTTGATACGTAGACCACGTGACTTCATCCCCCCTGGTAGGTTGCTCAACGTTCCTGCATCAACGAGTTGTCGTAAAATCATTGTGCCTGATTTAGCAAACGCTCCAATCAAGTGGATTAAACCAAAGCAGTAGAATCCAAATCCTGGTATGTAACCATAATGTACAAAGTGATTACGTTTTAATTTTCTATCATCGTCTGGATTCCAGTTACGACGTATAGCTAGAATAGTACCTGTACCTTTTTCTATTGTTACGATATATGGTAGTGCTATGCCATCTTCTGAATCACCATTCTCAAGATCCAAATTAACATGCATCTCAAGTATTTTGTAACGATCATCTTCTGTTGGGTTGAAGCCTAACTTCTCTGCAATTTTCTTTTCAGCTTCATCAATATCTACAAACGGATCACCTAAATCTACATCTTTGTAAAAACCTGCTACTTGTAATTTACGTAACTCATTTTTTGTTTTACGCATGACGTGAGTTACACGTTCTGCAGTTTCTAATGATGACGCACCATATGGAACTACAATATCTTCTGCTGGAACATACATCGCCACTTGTCTTTCAAATGACGGATCATAATAAACTTTCTTAAACGCGTTACCAGCTAAA